AGCACAAAAAGTAGAAAAGTTGAGAAAAGAGGGTAACTCTTTTTCTTTCGGGTTATTGAAGTGATAATAGTTTTTATATTGTTTGTATTACTATCTAAGAAGCTCATATTTTAACTTAAAAACAAAAGACATACATTTTGTTATCTGTATGTCTTTTAGTCTTAAATGTGTGTTATTTTAATATTTCTTTAATTCTGTTTTCACGGTAAATTGCTGTATCTATAAAATGTGTATCAAATTGTTCTTCAAATAACATTGTCCATTGTTCCTCATCAAAATAAATATAAAAGACTTTATATTCATCCGCTTTATATTCTTCCGGTCCTTGTTCAAAGGAATACATACCAGTTTCATATTCATATGTTTGCCATAGATTAAATCCTTCAAGTGATTCTCTTTTGTTGTTTATACATATACATTTATTTCTCATTTTAATATTTCTAATATTTTTTGTTCTCTGTATTTAGATGGATTTAATTCCTTCATTAATATATCTATTACATAAGAGTTATCAGTAAAATCTTTTGGCAATAGCTCTATTTCTTCATAATCTTCTAAATCAATACTGGTTTTTACAAGTACTAAAATTCTATTTTGTAAAGACATATTAAAATATTCTCCTTTTATTATATCTTCTTTATAATAATCAAAAGTTTTCACTTTTTTCCAATCATGACTTTCTAAATCTATTATATCAATTAAATCATTACGTAAGGATATTTCCGAAGATATATTAAATTCGACAATTATTAACTTATTAAGTATGTCTATATTAAATTGTTTCATATTTTTAATTATTTTTATTCGAAAAGGCTATCAAATTGTATTACCTTTTTAGTTAATTTTTTATATCTTTTATCACCTTGTCTAATAGATTCAAGTGTCCATTCTTCTTTTGTTTCACGAGAGTGTGTTGCTACTTTACCATTTAGATAACTTGTTGTTTTATTAATATTCAAATTTACATTATGTGATTGTTTTATGTCCATAATCATAGTATTAATAGAAACGTTTCCACCCTTTGCAATTTCTTGCCAAATTAAATCATAATATGGTGAGTAAATATCGGAATTTTGCATAGTATTAGCAACTTTTTCATTAATCATATCTTGTGTTAAAGGACTAATCAATGTTTTGTTGTTTAAATATTTTTGAATACAATCAACTATAAATAATAAGAAATATGACCACCATTCACTATTATGTTTTGAATTCATCCATTCGTGACCAAATTCTCTAACCATTTTATTCTCACCTTTAGTATGGTCATTTGCCCAATTTTTATTGAATGGAATACCTATAATTCTTCTTAATGTGGCATTATCAGTTTTTAATATTGAGAAATTTGTATTCATTAATATTCTTGGACAATTATCACCGACTAAATTTTCAATTGGTTTTCCCTTTTCTTCTTTTTTAATTACTTTTTCTTCAAAATTTCTTATTACCGTCATATCAAATTCAGAAGGAACCTCATTTAATAATAATATATCATGATTACTATTTAAACTATCTAACCAAAATCTATTTTTTGGGTCTGGACTACCTATTTCACAAACATTTCTGAAAGATTTTAAAATGTAACTTACAAGTGTTTTACCTGTACCACCGCCACCACCTGTGACATCATTTTCATCATTCTCAAACCCATCTATAAATACTATTGTTTTATTATTTGTTTTTGTTCTATGACATAAATATCCAATTGCTCTAAGAAATACGTCTGTACTATCTGTACAAGTTCTGAAAAATTCTAATTCTTTCCAATCTTCTAAATTTAAACTATTGTCATATTTTATTTTATCACCTCTTTTACCACCTAAATTCTCTCTGCAAATCCAATCATCTAAATATAAAGAATTTGATGAATCTAATAATTTAACTGAATCTTTTTTAATCTCCAAAATACCATTATCTAAATATAAATAACTTGTTTCTAAATCATCATTTATTAACATATTCTTTTCAATGATGTTAAATTCACCTGTCTTAAATAGGAAACCATCAATAGGTTGTAATATTTTAGATTTATCAGTTTCTGTTGCAATAGCATTTTCTTTTACAAAAGTTCTATACCAATCTGTATCTGTAATAGTTGATACCTTATCGAAATTAGCTTTATATAAAATACCATCTTCTAATTCATAAAAATCTCTCTTTCTTTCTAAAGTATCAGTTAATTTAACTAATTTTAAATTACCATTCAATAATTTTTGAAATAATAATTCTTTATTAATCTCAGCACCTATAAATAATGTATCTTTGTCTTTAAAACTAATAGCTTTGAAATTTTTAGTATGTAACCATAGTCTCTTAACTTTAAGTCTGGTTGTTTCACCACCATTATAAGGTGTTGATGAATCAACAATATCACTATGTTCTTTTTCTAAGAAATCTATTACTTCATTTTCTTCATAACCGTTTGAAGAACACATACCACAAAATGAAAATATACTTTGATGATTACCTGTTACATAAGTAGAATTAATACCTTTACATCCAGCAAAGTTCCATAAATTTGATAATGGTTGTTTTACAACTGGAGGATTTTTATATTTAGGTCCTCTTGAACCAAAAAAGTTAAGAGCTAATTGTATTTCTTGACGTGATAATTCTAATTGTACTTTCTTTTCTGAAAACCAAATATTTTCAGGTGATTGAAATCCACACCACATTTTTCTTTTATCATCGAATGAAGTTGTATCAAATACACCTTTGTACCATAAATCAAAACCTGTTTGTTCTACTAATCTTTTAAAGATATTAATACCATAACCTTTAATGTCTTCTTTTATTGTCGTTGATTTGATTCTATATAATAAATGTAATCCTAATCCTGATGCTGATTTTTTTACGAAAATTAATCCCTTTCTGAAATCATCTTCTGAATCAAAACCATCATATGAACAAATATCAAATAACATATCTGAAAAATATCTTAACCAATCTGTATCATCATTAGGTATTTTTGATATATCTAAATCTATATAAACGAATGAATCACCGTTTTCTATAATTGGACTACCATTATTTACTGATGTTATAAAAGCAAAATTATTACTTTTACTAACAGGTTTGTTTAAACTTAATGATGTTCCTGTTAAGAAATAACCATCAACCATATTTTCAGCTATCATAAGATATTTCATTATTTTAGCTTGGTCTGCTTTGTCGTTAAAAACGAATGTGTTTGTTTGTAAAAACCCTAAAAAGGAATTTAGGTTAGCTGAACTCCAGTTCTGCTCTCTTTGTTTGCCAATTGCAAATTTCATAATCTGTTTTTTTTTTATATATTTCTGTTTTTTTAAAGAGGCTGGGAACCTTTTTCGCGAGTAGTTCCCAGTATTAAACAGATAAATAACCTCTTTTTGTTTTGTTGTTATAGTATATATAAAAAGATATAACCCTTTTTTTATCCTTTTTTCAACTTTTGTTTAAAAATATCACCAAACTCAATAGAATCAAGGAAAAATAATTTTAAAATAATTTTAAAGACGGCGGCACCGGCAGCCGGCAGGGCTTTTTCTTACCCCCCTATAGTACATACCTGCAATTCTATATAGTTAGTTTATATATACTATATATTTACTATATATAAAAGTGATGACAGTGATGACATAGTAGTATGTATAGTATAGTAGGTAAGGTTTTCGGACCGCCGGCACCCATTTTTGAAAATAAAAAGTGCTGCCGGCGGTATAGTAAGATAGTTGATTCTATTAGTGTTTCGGAGCTGGCAGCACTTTTTTAACTGTTTATTTTAAAAATAATTTAAACTTTTACTGTTTTTTATAAGAGGGAGCCACCTATTTAGAATATATATATTATCAACCAAATAATTTAGTTGAATAATAAAATACACCCAATATATGTACAACTGTAAATATTGCAACAAAGAACTACAAGGTAACCAACGTAAATTTTGTAATGATAATCACAAAAGTTACTATTACAAAAAAACCAATCTTAATGAATTAAGAGATTTAAAAACCAATCTTCCTTCTATATTCACTACCGAATGGTCTGAATTATGGTACATCGAAGAAATTGAAAACAGTTCAAAGAAGTCTGAAATATTAGATTTGCTTCAAAATCTAATCAATAGTTATGGTGTTTAATTGTGATGATTTACCAAAAAACAGTTTTGAAAAATTTAAAGAGTTTTTATCAGAACGAAGAAACTTCCAAGAAGTATATGAATATTACCGTTCTCACAATTTACAAAAGGCAAGTAAGCAACCGGCAGTCTATTGTTTCAGTGGGTTGAACGGTAAAAAATACGTAGGTAAGTCAGACGACATATTTAAAAGAATTAATGTTTATCTGAAATTGAATGGTGCTTATATAAATTATGATTTAAAAGATGACATAATTAAATATGGTAGAAACTTTTTCACATTTACGATTTACGATACGTTTTTAGACGAGAAAATCAATTTTGATAACATCATAGATGCCGAGAATTTTTACACAAGCAGACACGCTCAAAATTCGATTATGTACAATAAAATTAATACAACCTTAAATTTAGGAACAACTGTTAGAAAAGGTAAAAATTTTAAAAAAGCATATGAGAAATTAAATAAAAATAATCCAGATGACTTTGCGGGATTTGGAGATATTTTCGAATAAAAAAATAAAATAATTATGAAATCACCAGTAATAAATAAAGAGTTTGAAATACAAGTTTTAAAAAAAGCAATTGGTACCTATTATAAAATAATAGACAATTTAGAAGATGATTCTTTTTTCAGCAGTAAAACCAATTCCAAAATAGTTAAATATCAAAATAAGATTGAGGAAACTAAAAAACTAATTGCATATTTACAAAATGGATAATATATTATGGTTTGATATTGAGTCAAGTGATTTACCAGTACATACAGCAAAAATAGTTACAATAAGTTTTATTTTTAACGGAAAGGAGAAAACATTATATATAAATCCTGGCAAACCAATTGCATATGGTGCAAGTAAAGTTAATGGTATTTGGGACAAAGATGTTAAAGATTGGAAACCATTTAGTTTTTACGCTAAATTAATATTTGAAATATGTGAAAAGGCTGAATTTTATGGAGGTTACAATTGTAGAAATTTTGACATACCATTATTAAGCATAGAACTATTAAGATGTGGGTATGAAATGCCGATTAAACCGGTTATAGATGTATATGAACAAGCCCAGAGCCTATTTAAAAGCTTAAAATTAAGTGATATATATAGAACATTAACCAAGACAGAATTAGAAGCACATGTATCTATAAATGATATTAAAGGTACTATACTAATAAATGATATAATGAAGAAATATTTAGAATGAAAAAATGTAAAAATTGCGGTATAATAGGAGAGTTTTATAAGTCTAACCAAAGTAGATGTAAGGAATGTTGTAAGAAAGATAGTTTATTAAGGCATCATATAAAAAATGGTAGGAAATATATAAAAAACGGTAAAAATAAGGAACTAATACCTTATGATTTCCTCGATGCTCATTTCAAAAAGGGATATAGAGAAAGAATATCAGAATGGTTTAATAATGAAGTTCTAACAGAACTTAACAATCTATGGTTAAAAAGAAAATAATAATATGTCTCATTTGGATTTTATGCTAAAATTAGCAGAATTAAATTTGGAATTAAGTAAAGCAGTTATCATTAATAATTATAGTGATATCGAACACTATTCGATAAAGATAGGCAAGTTTATACAACGCTATTTAAATGATAATAAAATGTTAGTAGAGAAACCTGGATAAGAAGCTTATTAAAAATTAATATATAATGATGGAGAATATTCAAAAATACGTCTGTATTAAAGATTACTATGAGGATTTTACAAAATCACCTATATTAAAATATGGTGATTCATATGATGTTATTGTTTATGATAAACATTGGTATGAAGTAAAGTTAGGTAATAAAAAGTTAAGTATGAGTAGTATAACTTTAAAAAAACACTTACAAAACTATGCCATTTTCAGGCAAAATAAAATAATAAATATTATACAATGAAACGAAACATTTTTAGACAGTTTTTAGACAGTTTATTACTTGGTGAGAAGAATACCTCAAGTAAAAGATTTGCGGGCTTATTGAGCTTAATAACAGCTCTTTTGATAGCTTTAATAGCAACAGTTAAAAATGGTGGAAATGTTCCTCAATTTATTTACGATGGTTTATTATTTTATTCAGCCTCAGCTTTTGGTTTAACATCAGTTGAAAAGATATTTGGTAAAAAAGAAGCTGAGGTTATTGATGATAAAAAACAATAATTTAATGGAAGAATTTGATGAAAATTGGTCTTATATAATTGAAGGTGTTAGATTCATCACAATTTTTGCAGAGAAAGTTGCTGATGGGTTTTCCGATTTTGATAATATTGAAGATGAAATATTTTTTATTAAGCAACTTGAAATAAAATTAGAAGAGTGTATAAGTATAGAAAATTATGAATTATGTTCAGAAATTCGAGACATAATAAAAATTTATAGATATAATGAAAGAGTGTAAAACAGTAAAAGCACAAGCCATAAATGATATGGTATTGATTCAATTGGAAGAAAAGATTGAGAAAACAGCATCTGGTATATATTTAGCAAAATCAGACCAAGAAGAACCTAATATAGGATGGGTTCATAGTGTTGGTAATGAAGTGAAATTCTGTAAAGAAGGTCATAAAGTAATGTTTGCTAAAATGGCTGGACAAAAAATAAAACTTGAAAATCAAGAATATTTAATCATAAGAGAAGGTCAGATATTTTTAATTATAGAGTAAAAAGGAGGCGAAACAGACAAAATGGCTTACAGCGACAAAGATAAGAAGAGGTTTTTAGATATACTTTATAAACATAAAGGATTAGTTTCAAACGCTTGTAAAGAATTTAATATGGCGAGGGCAACCTATTTTGATTGGTTGAGGAATCCAGATTTTGCACAAGCAGTGGAAGATGTGCATGAAGCAGTACTGGATTGGGCTGAAAGTGTATTACAAGAAAAGATTGCGGACAAAGATGGTCGTTCAGTTGAATTTTTCTTAAAGGCAAAGGGTAAGAAAAGGGGATATGGTGACACATTAGATGTTCATGGTAATTTAAAAATTGATATTAAGTTACCTGGTTTAGATGATGATGAAAATTTAGAAGAAATATAATGGCTGATAAATCAATTGAAATCAATTTTCCACATATATCACAATGGATGAATCCGAAGTTTAAACAATTATTTACTTGTAAAGATAGGTATATTAGTTTAATTGGTGGTCGTGGTTCTGGTAAATCAGCAGCGATATCAAAAATGATAGTTATAAGACTTTTAAAAGATGATTTTTTCCGAATAATAGCATACCGTAAAACTTATAACACATTGATTGATTCTTGTTTTAAAAATTTGGTAGATGATATTAAATTTTTTGGATTGGAATCTTTATTTCAGGTTACAAAAAGCCCACTATCAATTAAGTGTAAATACAATGACAACTGTGTATATTTCAGAGGTGGTGACCAAGTTGGTAAGATTAAATCTATTAAAGAAGCAACAGCATTATGGGTAGAAGAAGATGTATTTGATACATATGATGATTTCGTTACAGTGGATTCTTCACTAAGGTCATTAAGAGCTGATAGTATTCAAACATATTTCACAATAAATCCAATATTCGAAGGTGATTTCACACAACATTGGTTTTACAATTATTTTGAATACCCTACTCATAGTGGTATGGATTTCAGAACCTCAAAGAATATAGAAGTTGATGGTGTTTTACATACTCAAACATTGAGAAGTATTCATTCTACTTTTAGAGATAATAATTTTATTACTTCCGATTTTATTAGCCAAATGGAATTGCTGAGAACGACCGACCCTTATTTATATCAAATAAACAATCTTGGTATATTTGCAAGGAAGATAACAGATGGTCAGTTTTGGAAAGGATTTGATATTACTAAAAATGCTACTGATAATGTTAAATATGATTCGTCATTACCTTTACATATATCAATAGATTTTAACGTTAATCCAGGGTTACACGCTGCTATATTTCAAGTTGTTGGTAAAAATGTTACATTAATAGATGAGATAAGAATGGTCAGTCCAAATAATAATACAAAAGATTTATGCTTAAAGATATGTTCTAAATATTCTTCTCATGAGTCTGGTATGTATATTTACGGTGATGCTTCGGGTCGCCATCAGGATACCAGAAGTGAGAAAGGTTGGAATGATTATACTATTGTTTTAAAAGAATTAGAGAAATACAGACCAAGTTTAAGAGTACCACCATCGAATCCACCTATTGTTATGAGAAAGGATTGGATTAATGAAATATTTAAGACGAATTTAGGTGGTATAGATGTTAAGATTTTTAGTAAGTGTTATATAATGATGGATGATTTGTTATATGCAAAAGAAGCACCAGATGGTACTACACACAAGGAGAAGGTTAAAAATAAAGAAACAGGTGTAACTTATGAGAAATATCACCATATGGGTGATGCTTTCGCTTATTTTATGTGTAGTTGTTTCTCGTCTGAGTTTTCGGACTTTAAATCAGGTGGTAATAAATTCAATCCTACTATGGGTAATTCACCTAATAAATATTCTTGGTAATAGTTTATAGAGCGGCAAATATATTTTTTATATATATTGAATGGGAAAATATATAATTCAAAACAATCGTGAGTTAGTGTGGGACACCTGGAATATTACATTTGATTATTTCCTTGAATATGACCATTTAACTACACCGCCACAACAAGTAACGTGGTCGGATGTAATGAATATATGGATACCTAATTCAGTATTGCTAACAAAAGGTAATATTAAAACATTCAAACCTACTAAAATAATAAAAAGATTCAAATAAAATGAGTAGATACCTTCATAATTCAGATTATATTGTTGTAATACAGGATAGTCAATTGGCACAAATTGTTCAGCATGACCAAAACAAACTGCTTAAAGCAGAAAGGTTGGCACAGGATGAAATATCTTCCTATTTAACACAAAGATGGGATATGCAGTATGAATTTACTAATACTGCACCTTGGAATAGCTCTACGAGTTATCAACCAAATCAACGTGTTATAATAGATTATGATGATTTCAGTTCGGTTGATGTATATAATTCTGGTGATTGTGCTATATTAAATGGTGTTGGTATATGTTTGACTGGTGTTACAGGTTCTGCAACATTCTCCGGTCCATATAATCCATCACTTTGGTCTGATATGGGTGACCAATATACATTATATTATGCTTCTTATCCTGCTCCTTTATTTAATTATTTAAACTATTATAACATAGGTGATGAGGTTTATTGGAAAGGATATAGTTGGGTATGTGCTACTACAACTAATATACCATCAATGACACAAGTTAATCAGTATATGAATGTAAGTAATATACCACCAAACAATGTATTTCCTGATAGTTCAGCTAATTCTAATTATGCTTATTGGACAAAAGGTGCAACATTTTCAATGCCTTTAGGTACTTTACCTACTAATAAATCATATTGGACAGAAGGTGATAATAGATGTCAGCAATTATTACAGTGGTATATGGATATAGTTATATATAATTGTCACAAAACAATAGCACCGAGAAATGTACCAGAACAAAAGGTAACAGCTTATAAGATAGCAATTGATTATTTAATAAAAATAGGAAGTGGTGATTATACACTTAATGCATTGGTAAGACAACCAATACAAGGTAGAATGTTTAGATGGGGTGGTTCAACTCAAAACCCGTCACAATGGTAATTAAAAATAAAAACATAAAATGGCAAGAAATAATTGGATAAGTAGTCTAAAACAAAAGTGGGAAAATATTTGGTATGTACCTGTGAATGACCCAGATGGTAATCCATTAAGTACTACAGCAACATATAACAGAGGTCAAGGTGGTAGTAAATTAGCAGATAAGAATTTATCTAATATATTAGCACCTATTAATGTTCCTCGTATTAGACAAGACGTTCAAAACTGGAGAGCTTCTATCAGTGAGGCTGAAAGAATGATATTACCATTTAGATATCTAATGCAACAAATTTATTTGGATACAGCATTGGACCCACAGATTGCAGCTTGTGTTGATAGACGTAAGAATTTAACACTGTTGAGAAAATTCAACGTTGTTAAAAAAGACGGTAGTGTAAGTGAGGAATGGACAGCTTATCTTAATAAAGAATGGATGAAGCAATTTATGAGTTTCACTTGGGATGCAATTGCATATGGTTATACATTAATCTCAATGGGTGACATTGTTAATAATGATTTCCCAGGAGTTACAATAATCAGAAGAGCCAATATTAGTCCTGATAGATTAAACGTTTCACCAGTACCATATGACCCAGCCGGTGTATTGTTTGAGAATGAACCATATAGAGATTTTCATATATGGGTTGATACACCTAACGAACATGGTGTTTCTAACTGTGGTTATGGTTTATATTATGTTTTAACACCATTATCAATCTACAATAAGAACAATTTAGCCTTTAATATACAATATAATGAGTTATTTGGTATGCCTTTTAGACAATTAAAGAGTCAAAAAAAGGACGTCGAAGAACGTAATACAGCACAAGCTGCGATGGATAATATGGGTTCTAAAGGCTATATTATAACAGATTTAGATGATGAATTGATATTTCACCAAGTTGGTAAAGGTAATGGTGCTGTGGCTTATGCTAATTTAGAAGATAGATTGAATAAAATGATTAGTAAGTTGATATTAGGTCACGCTGATGCAATGGATTCAACACCAGGTAAATTAGCAGGTTCTCAAGGTGGTGATATTTCACCACAGGCAACGGCTTTAGCAAATATACAATCAAAAGATGGTGACTTTATCGCTTATAACATTAATGAAAAATTAATACCACTATTAAGACGCAATGGTATTAATTTCCCAATGGATATGAAGTTTGCATGGTGTAATGATGCTGAAGATAAAGAAGCACAAGCTACACAAAACGAACAGAATAAAGTGGTTGCTGAATATTTAGAGAAATTAGCAGGTATTGGATATTCAATTAGTGTTGAAGAATTAGATAGATTAACAGGTTTGAAATTTACAAAAGAAGAAATAGTAGAAGAGAAATCTGAAAATACCGATATTAAAAACCTTTTACAAAATTCAGCAGATATATTAAACGAAACACCTGATGATATGCATTATGGTTGTCGTTGTGAGATAGATGTTATTAATCAGCTATGGGTTACAGTTGATACGGCTTGTAATACTTGTAAAGATGCACAAGCGGAATATAATTCATATATTAAAGTTGGTGATATAGAAAATGCTACTAAAATATTTCAGAGACATACTGGTAAATAATATATAATTAAAATAAATTATAAACAAATATGTACAGCGGAAGAGATAGTTCAGCAGGAAGAGGCTTATTTAAAGCTGATTGGAAGACAACTGGTAATTATTCAGTAGATATGGTTTTATCAGCAGTATCTTGGTATAGAAGAGCTAATAGACCATTAAAATCAATTACATTAAGTAAATATCATTATGATAAGCTTGATGATTATTTTAAGAAAAATCACATTGAAGAAAGTGCCACAATTGACCCAGATGCTAAATACACATTAGATAATGTGGAAATATTAAGAGCAGAGACATCTTTAGTAGATGATATGAGGGTTGATTTCTGGCCCACTGAGAAGACAGAAAAGAATGATGAAAAATTTGGTTTGTTATAATGTCTAAATTTGGTTTTGATAAAATTTTAAAGAATTGGGATAAAACTAAAGAGGAAATTGCTAAAGAACTTTTAGTAGTTACCAAAGAGTATTTCGTTAAGAACTTTAAGAGTCAAAACACAAAGGATACAATGAACGAAGCTTGGTCTCCTTTATCAGAACAATATAAAAAACAAAAATCTAAAGCCGGGTATGGTAATAAACCTACTCTACAAAGAACAGGTAAGTTATTATCAGCATTAATGAATAGTATTAAAACAGGTTCTTCTAAATGGTCAGATTGTAAATTAGTAGTTAGTAATGAATATGGTATATTTCATAACAAAGGTACTAATAAGATGCCAAGAAGAACTTTTGTATTACACACTACATTACTCGAAAAGGTTCAAATAGATTCAATATATAAACAATTAAATAAAATATTCAAATGATATTTCCAATTAATATTACATCCGCTGTTAAAGAATCAATGTTATCTATTGTAGATAAGTTGGAATCAATACACGATAATCAAAGCCTACCGGTGTTTGAGAATGTAGATATTTATAATGACCAAATTAACAGAATGCAAGATGATTCAGGTTATTCTTTTATGTATCCGGCAGTATTTGTCGAGTTAGATAAATTAGATAACGAAAGATTAGGTGCTGGGTATAATGCTGTTGAATGTGATTATATAATACATCTAATGGATGAAATGTTAGATTCGGGTGATGGTAAATTAGATAGAAATCTTGTAGTTTTCGGATATAGAGATTTGATTGTAAGAAATTTAGATATGTTTAGACCTACTCAAGCAGGTAATTTAGTTTATATTGGTGGCGAACAGGACTATACACATAATAATATATACCATTATACTTTAAAATTCAGAGCGAAATTAGTAGATGATACTGCTTATAATTTGATTAAATCAGATGGAACATATTCAGTAGCTTATACATTTGACTGGCATTCTAACAATTATGGCGCAACTGGTTCAACATTTACACCACCAGCTCCATTTCCAGACCCAAATAACGGTGTTGGAACATGGTATATAGGAACAACATTTAAAATAAAATAACATAAACAATGGGCATACAAAATAAAGCAACATTAAAATCATATTTCGAAACTGGTGATATACCAAGTCAAGAAAATTTTTCTGATTTGATAGATTCTACAACGGGATTTGTTAATAATGGTTTTACAGGTGAAATAATTTCTGGTACATTATCCGCTGATAGAACTTATGTATTACCAGATAATGACGGTCAATTAGCATTGTTATCTGATATTACAACTGCACAAGGACCACAAGGTCCAGCAGGGTCACAGGGTCCGATTGGTAACACTGGAGCTAAAGGAGCAACAGGTGCTGCCGGTAATGATGGTTCAACAGGACCACAAGGTGCTGCCGGGTCTGATGGTGCTTCTGGTGTTCAAGGTCCAGCAGGTAACAATGGTTCAACAGGGTTACAGGGTCCGATTGGTAACACTGGTTCAGCAGGTGTTCAAGGTAATACTGGTTCAACAGGGTTACAGGGTCCGATTGGTAATACCGGTAATGTAGGTGCTACTGGTTCAGCAGGTGTTCAAGGTAACAATGGTTCAACAGGGTTACAGGGTCCAATTGGCAATACCGGTAATGTAGGCGCTACTGGTTCAACAGGTGTTCAAGGTTCAACAGGTAATATAGGTGCTACAGGTTCTCAAGGTTCAACAGGTGTTCAAGGTAATACTGGAGCTACTGGTTCAACAGGGTTACAGGGTCCAATCGGTGTAACTGGCTCAGCAGGTAACACAGGTGTTCAAGGTGCGAAAGGTGATGCGGGTAATGATGGTTCAACAGGACCACAAGGTCCAGCAGGTTCGAACGGTTCGAATGGTGTTCAAGGTCCAGCAGGTAATAATGGTTCAACAGGTAATATAGGTGCTACTGGTTCTCAAGGTTCTTTTGGACCACAGGGTGTTACAGGATTACAAGGTCCGATAGGTGTTACTGGTTTAACAGGAGCTACCGGTTCTCAAGGTTCTGCAGGTACAAACGGTTCAATAGGTTTAACAGGTTCTCAAGGGCCACAAGGTATAAGAGGTGCTACTGGTAACAATGGTTCTGATGGTGCTTCTGGTGTTCAGGGTCCAAATGGTGACCCAGGGTTAGTTGGTCCTCAAGGTCCAGCTGGTACAACAGGATTGCAAGGGGTGCAAGGTCAATTAGGTCCAATAGGATTTGGTGCTACTGGTAGTACTGGTCCTCAAGGTCCAGGTGGTGGTGCTCAAGGTCCAACGGGTCCTTCTGGTAATACAGGTGCAACGGGTCCTCAAGGCCCAATTGGTACAGGAACACAAGGCCCAATAGGAGCAACAGGTCCTCAAGGAAATTCAGGACCACAAGGTCCAGCGGTTACAGCAAATATATACACTGCTTATGTAACTGATAATGGTGGTCCAACAACATATACATTTCCACATACTTTAGGTGTTACACCGAGTGCAATATCAGTTACTCCTGGCACGGCAGATGCAGCAGGTACTGTATGTTATGTTACTACAACAGCCGCAGATTACACAATTAGATATACTGTACCACCAAATGGTGTTTTAGAATGGCATGTTATTGCGATAAGATAAAAATAAATAAAAAAATGTATTTAAAAATAGATAGAAGCAAATTTCCAAACCATCCTTGCAATCCAACTGTACAAGAAACAGAAATATTTCTTGTGGATGATAGTGATGTTGATATGATAAATGAATCATTGAAATTAATAAAAATGGGAATAATGTCCATTGCAAGTGAAGTTGAATGGGATGCGGGTAAGAAAATGAGTATAAAAAAATAAGATTATTAAAAATGGCAAGGTCAATATCCCAAATACAAAATCAAATATTACAACAAATAGCAGCAGACCCAGTACTTTCAGGATTGAACAGTACTTCTGCTTCGGCTATTTATAAGTTATGGACATATTATATAGCAAATAGTCAAGCTATTGAAGAACAATTAAACGACCAATTTGTTAATACTGTTGAAGGAGTTGCTGCTATTCTACCACCAGGTACATTACCTTGGATACAAGAACAAGCATTTTTATTTCAATATTCATCTACTACACCACAAATAATACAATTTAATACAACAACCTTTGCTCCTTATTACCCAACAGTAAATCCGACTTTAAGAATTGTTAAGAATTGTTCGGTAAGTTTAGGAACATTAAATAATGTGAATATTAAAGTAGCAAAAGGTGTTTCGCCTTCATTATCACCATTAAATACTGCTGAATTGGCAGCATTTCAATACTATATGAATCAGATTAAGCCAGCAGGTGTTTATTATGCTTGTACTTCGGGTTATGCTGATAGATTATGGACTAAAGCAACTATTTATTATCAAGGTGCTTATTCAGGTGTTATTGGAGCTAATTTATTAGCTGCTTACAATAATTACTTAAATACTATACCATTTGGTGGTGAAATACAAATAGTTGATGTTGTTTTAGCATTAAGAGCTGTAACTGGTGTTAATGATGTTGTTATAAACACAATGCAAGCAAGAGCTGCATCTACTGGATTCGGATTTGGTACTCAAATGGTAACAGCTAATACCACAATTAATCCAGAATATACAACTGTAACAGGTTATATTTCTGATGAAAACACAGCAGGATACGACTTTTTATCACAAGTTGTGCTTATAGCAGAATAATAAATAATATATAGATAATGACAAGTAGCAATAGCCTATATGGTTTAACTTATAATTTTGATACATATACACAAGCTCTATTACCTATTAATAAGAGACAAACTAAACATGTTAAATGGTTAGAAGCTTTAAATTCTCAAACAAAGTGGTTAAACCAAAATCTGAATGAGTATATTTATGGTGTTTCATATTCAACTTGGTCGGCATCAGCTACTTATTCACTTTATCAAAGAGTTAAAGGTGGTATTATTAATAGTAATTTTGTTTATGAATCAATTGCTTCAACTCATTCTGGACAACCATTGAATGATGCTGCATATTGGCAAATTGTTAATAATAATTTCATTGGTGTCGATGAAAGAATGTATTATATGGACCAAAAGATGACATTCGAATATGCTCTTAATAGATGGTTTCAGACAACATTCAGACAAAATACTGGTGTTACAATGAGTGGAACTCAAAGTGATATTTATATAGAAGATAATGTTGTTTATATACCAGCGTTTATTGTTGGCTCAACAGAGATACAATCTTCTGTAGTTTATCCAACATCAAGTTCAGGTTATATAATTGATAGTTTAACATTTTATCCTAATAAACAATTTAATATTTATGTACCAAACGCAGTATTGGCTACTATTCCAGGTACAGCAAGTGGTGTCAGGAATTTTGCAGATAAATATAATATTGCTGGGATTTACTACGATGTAATCGGATATTAATATATACTTTAATAAAAAATAAATAAACAATGAGAAAATTAGATACCTCACCAATTACTTCCGTATCTGGATTTCCAGTTAAATCTGGAACTTTAGACCATATACAAGCTGCTTATGCAGAAACAACAGATTATTTAGCTCAAGCTTTAGTTGCTACAGTTGGTGATTCCGTTGCTTATGACCCTTCAATACCTTATTTCCTAAATAATTTTGCCGTTATAACTAATGCATTTTTGACTTATACTGTTTGGTCACAAGGTCTTATATATTGGCAAGGTGAGATATTTTTCACACCAGGTGGTAATGTTATTGCACCAGGTGCAACTGCATATTCAGGTCAAATAGTAACTAATTTTCTGACTGCACCAACTGCTGACCCTGTGACATTTACTGATACATCCACTCATAATGTGCATCAAATTAGAACAATGACAGTTGTAACTGGTGCAACAGCAGGTGCTGTGCCATTAATGACAGGTAAATACTTAAATAAGCCTGGTTATGTTAATGTGCCAGTTAATTATCCTGGATATTCTTTTTCAGGTGGATTACAAATATTCTTTAACAATTCAGGTGTTTGGGATGGTATAAGTTCTACTTTTGTTGCTATTAATGATATTATATTAGGTGATTCAGCATTACCAGCAACTGTTGGAGCTTGGAATAAAATAAGGGCGACATTTACAACAGGTGCGCAGTTGAGATTTACGCATCCAGCTGGCCCATTTGTTTGTAAATTAGTTAATAATGCTCAATTGGCATACTCTGTTTATTACTTATCGTTTAATGTGAGTGGTGCAATGGAAATAACTATTACATATTTAGGGTATTGGAATGGTGCTGCTCAGTATGAGTATAGAGTGGATAGAGTTTAACCATAAAAACATTAAAAAAGGGGCGAATAATAAATAATATATACAATAATGAATTTCATATACACAATCAATCCAGAGTCTAAATGTCCAATTATGCTTATCAATAAGTCAATTGGTGAAGATGGTGTAATTGGTAGTCAGTTTCAAGAAGAAATATTTTTCTTGGCTGAAATGGGAGCAGAAGATATAACAGTTTATATTAATTCACTTGGTGGTTCGGTTATAGATGGTATGAGTATATATTCAGCCATTAAAGACTGTAAAATACCAGTTAAAACAGTAAATGTTGGTGTTGCGGCTTCAATTGCATCTGTTTTATTTCTATCTGGTTCTCATAGAGTTATGTATGATTACTCTGTTTTGATGGTTCATAATCCGTTTAATAGAGATGGTTCGGAAGATAGTAGCTTAGATATTATTAGAGAATCAATTATAACTATGATTACTGAAAAGAGTACATTATCAGTAGAACAAGTAGGTGAAATGATGAACAAAACTACTTGGATAACAGCAGAAGAGGCATATTCCTATGGTTTATGTGACGAAATTAAAAAATCTGGCAAACCTGCCAAACAAAATACTCAAGATATCCATGCTAAATGGGAGAGTTCAAATTTATTTTTAAATAAAATAATTTTAAAAAATAACAAACAAGAAATGATAGAATTAATCAAAATCCTTAATGAAGGCGGTCTAAACGTATCTAATGAAGCTTCTGAAACTGAAATCTATGATGTTGTTAAGAGTTTAATAAACAAACACAACAAAGAAGACGAAAATATAGAAGGTGATGATTCAGAAGACTCTGGTGAAGATGTACAAAATTCTGATATGAAAGAAATGGAAGACAAATACAATTCATTAAAAGATGCTTATGATTCATTGGTAAATGAAATGTCTGAAAAGAAAAAAATGGAAGAAGCTAAAATGGCTGAAGAAGTAGAAAATAAAATCTCTAACTTAATCAATTCCGCTTTAAACAGTGGTAAAATCAAACAATCTTCTGTTGAAATGTGTAAAAATATGGCTAAAACTGATATTGCATCTTTCGAAAATTTTTTAGCTGATTTACCTGTTAATAAAACAGCCGCTAAAATAGAAGCTGTTGCTTTTGAAAATAAAATTGTTGATGACAGATTCTCTGGTTACAAACCAGCAGTAGCATCTGAAATAATGAATGCAGTAAATGCAAAATTAAAATAAAAACTTCCCAAAGTTTAAATAAAAAATAAAAAATAAAAAATGAGTCAAAACGCACTACAATTAAATGACACTACCTACGCAGGTGAAGCTGCTTCTTGGATGTTGTTAAGACCAGTAGCTACTGCTGATACAGTTGAAAAAGGTTGTATCCACATTGCTGAAACTAAAAAGCAATATCACTACCCAAGATTGGAAATATCCAATTGGATTCAAAGAGATAGCCCTACTCCAGTATCTTCTGGTGCTATCACAGTTGATGGTAATATAATTACATTGGAAACTTTCCAAATTTATTTGGAATTTGACCCTCAACAATTCTCTCAACACTGGTATGCTGACCAATTACAAGACCAAATCTTGGATAGAAGTCTTCCAGTAACTGTTGAAACATACTTAATGAAACACCTTTTTGAGAAAAATAACCAAAAAGTTGATGGTATGTTATGGAGAAGTCGTAAAGAATACGACCCAACTAACCCAAATTATTACACACCAACTTCTAAAGGTGCTGATGCTAATGATTCGGATATGTACTACTTCGATGGTTTGATTACTCAAGCGTTGAACGATGCTAACACGATTAAAATTGCTGGTGCTGGTGCTTTACAAGCTACTACTGCAACTGCTTCAACTTACATCTTAAACGTTTTCCAAACTGTTTATAGTAATGTACCTATTGGATGCTTAAACAAATATGGTCCTTATGGATTGAAATTCTTAGTTTCTTACAGAACTATGCAATTAATGGAACAAGCTTACAATATCACTACTACTTTCAAAAATGGTGACTATGCATCTGCTGGACAAAAAGCTTACTTAGGTTATCAAGTAGTTCCTATTTCTGGTTTCCCAGATAACACAGTTATTGCTTGTTTAGCATCTCCTGACCAAAACAGAAGTAATACTTTCTTAGCGGTTAATAGTACTGACGACCAATCACAAGTTAAACTTGCTCCAACATTGGCTTTCTCTGATATTTGGGGTTTAAGAGCTAAAATGAAAATGAATGTGGGATGGGGTTTTACAGACCAAACTGTAATCTGGACTACAATCACAGCATAATAAAATATATCTTAACGAGGTGCATAATATAATTTATATTATGCACCGAGTAAAGGATAAATATAAAAAATTAAAACTAAAAACAAATGGCAACAAATATATCAAGAGTTGGCGCTTATGTACCTAATTTCACACCAGATAACACTGGTAGAACTATTTTACAATCTTACCAACCTATTACTGCAACTGCGGGAACTGTTAATTTAGTTCCTAATTCACAAATTAACTATTTTAACCTTACTAATACAGTATCAGGTGCAATGACTATTAATGTTGCTGCAACTTATTCAGCTATTGCGGATAACGGATACGGTCAAACTGTTAATTATTACAACCAAATTTGCGATGAAATTGCAATCTTTTTGAATGGTGGAGCTTCTGCTCAAACTATCACTTATGGTTTGAATATCGCTGGTTCAACTGGTACATTCTCAACTGGTGTAAATACTCCTACTTTAATTAGAGGTCATTTCAACGGAACTGAATGGATTGTATCACAAACAACTGCTACAAAATAATTTATGATTCAGCCCGTTTCGTGCGGGTTGAATTATATAATATCATTAGATAATCTAATATTATCTACAATAAAAAACAATACAAAAAATGAGAAAATTAATAGATTTAGGTACTAAAATCGAGGTAAATGTTGAAAAACTATCCAAAGATTTCATCAATGAAATAGGTGCCAAATTAAATACTCCAGAAATGGTTCATATAGAAAGTGTTTATTTCATAAGAAATGGTTCATATTTCTACATTGCACATGATTACAAAGGAAGTGATAGAAATTACAAAGGTAAAAAATTCGCACGTTTTGAATACAAAAATGTTGAAGTTACTGATGCAACAGGTGTTAAAAGATGGATTAGACAATCAATACCGATGGCAGAGTATGAAATAATTAAAGAATATGATGCTGATTTTTTTGTAAATGAATATATTAAATCCATACAAAAGGGTAAATAATCCATTTAATAGGATAAATAAAAAATAAATAAAAAATAATGGCGATTAATAATATCTCCTTCGTATTAGGACAAGGTGCGCTTGGTAGAACATTACCTGGACAGGATTATATTTCTGGTTATGTTATCTATAGTAATACAATGCCAACCGGCTTTACTTCTTCTGTGGGAAAACAAATTTTTAGTGTTGCAAGTGCGGAATCTTTAGGTATCGTTGGTGATTATTCTGATGAAACTAAAGCAACAGCTACTTTAACAGCTACAACTGTTGGTAGTGTTGGTGATATAATCACAATCAATATTACCGAACCTTCTTTAACTGGAACTAATGTTGTATCAATAAGTTATACAAGACAAGCAAGTGATTCTACTGCTACTCTTTTAGCTGCAAGTGTTGCTAATGCTATAAACGCATCTGGTACTGGATATGCTGCTTCAAGTTCTGCTGCTGTTATTACACTAACAAACAGACCTGGATTAGGTGCTTCATTAAACAGTGGAACTCCTATTGCAATAGTTTTAAGTGGTACTGCTGCTGTAACTGTTACATCACAATTTGCTGGTGGTGTTGCTTCAAATAGTGCTATATGGCATTATCAAATTTCTGAATTTTTCAGATTGCAACCAAATGGTATATTATGGGTAGGTTTCTTCCCAACATCTGATGCTACACAATTCAATTCAATTTCAACATTACAAGCTCAAGCAAGTGGTGCTGTTAGACAATTTATGGTATCAAACACAACTTCTACTACAAGTGGTATGTTACAAGATATTGATAAAATACAAGCTCAAGGTATTATAATGTTTAACAATTATACACCAGCATCTGTAATTTATTCACCAAACTTGTATTCTACTACCGATTTATCAACTCTTCCAAATACAAGAGCTAAATCAGACAACTATGTATCTGTTTTAATAGGTCAAGATTCTGGTGGATTAGGTGCAATGTTATCATTGACACAAGGTAAATCTGTTACTTGTTTAGGTGCTTGTTTAGGTGCTTTAGCATTAGCAAACGTAAATGAAGATATCGCTTGGGTTGCAAAATTCAACATATCTGACGGTACAGAAGATGAAGTTGTAGGTTTCTTAAATGGACAGACTTGGAATACTTTATATGGTATTTCTAAATCAATGTTAGTTCAATTAGACAACTATGGTTACATTTTCCTTAAAAAATTAAACAATATCTCTGGTTCATTCTTCAATGATTCACATTGTGCAATTTCAGTAACTTCTGATTACGCATACATTGAAAATAACAGAACAATTGATAAAGCAATTAGAAATGCATACTTGGAACTATCTCCACTTGTAATGGGTCCAGTTTATTTCAATACAGATGGTACCTTAAGTGATGTATCAATATCTGCTTTTGAAAATTCTGCAAAACCATCACTTGATGCAATGGTTGCAAATGGCGAATTGAGTGGTTATTCAATAACAGTTGATGCTAACCAAAACGTTCAAGCAACTGGTATAGTAGCAGTAACAATTAAATTATTAGGTGTTGGTGTTGCACGTCAAATCGTTGTTAATATCGGATACACTTTGAGTTTATAATTAATATAAGGGTGGTATAATACAGCCACCCTTACTATTAATATATACTAATAAGAAATAAAAAATAAAGAAATAAAAAATGGCGAAGGTACTCGTAAATGGAATTAACTATGGCTGGGGTAATATCACAATGGTATTATTTAATAGCCCGGTTATCGGCATAACTAAAATAGAATATAAAACAACTCAAAATAAATCAAATAACTATGGTTTAGGTAGAGATGTTATAGGTAGAGGCTATGGAAATTTTGAATATTCAGGTTCTATAGAAATATACTATGAAGAATGGATGAAAATTATAGCTGCTTCTGCAACTGGTGATGCACTACAAATACCACCATTTTCAATAACTGTGTTATATTCTGGAACAGGTGTTGTTCCACGTAAAGAAATATTATACAATTGTGAATTTTTAGAATCTCCGATGGTTAGTAACCAAGGTGATACAACTATCAAAGTAACAATTCCTATTATATTCACAGGTGTGGAATACTTATAAGATAATCAAAAAATAAAATAGTTAAGCCTATCCATATAATTATGGATAGGCTTAACTATTTTATATACGAAGCGTGTAGAATAAAATATATATATTAACTTATCTTTGAATAGGATAAGTATAAAACAAAAAAAATTGTAATGGAAACGAATAAAAATTACACAGAAGAAGAAATTCAAGAATTAGTTGCTAAAAAAACCGAAGAGTTAGAATTTGAACACAAAACAACTATTCTTCCACTTCTTTTCAACCACAAAGGTAATTGGATAGTTGGATATGTTAAAAAACCATCGAGAACAACTATTAGAGTTGCTGGTGATAAAATGGAAAAGTATGGTAAATTAGAAGCAGGAGAATTGATTCTTCAAACTTCTTTGCTACGTGACGTAAGTGATAGTAGAATCTTATCAGAAGAACCACAATATGATGGTATCAATTTGGGTGCTTGTTTAGAAGTATTATCACTAATGGATATTAGTATGTCTATAGCAAAAAAAAATTCAACGAATCTTTAATTAACGAAGACTCATCTGATATAAGTAAGATAAGTGCGCATATATTTTATGTGTCTGGTATAGACCCCGATACGCTTTCGGATGATGATTTCTGGCGTTATTGGGGTTATATATCATATTCAATGTCTAAACAAGGATTAACTGGTTAAAAATTAATAATATAAAATGGCTGATAAAGATGTAAAATATTCCATTGGACTAAATGATGCCTTTAGTGGTCCTCTATCAAAAATAGAGGCTAAAGTTACCGCATTTGAGAAGAAAATAAATCAACTCAATGCGAAACTTGGTGCTGCAGGCGGCGGTTCAGGTGCTGATAGAAGTAGCTCAATTGCCTCTGGTGTATTATTCGGTAATGCAGCTTTTGCAATCCTTAAAAAAGGGTTTGATATGGCAAAAGATTTTGTCGTTAGCTCTTTACACGAATATATGGAGTATCAAACTTCAATGTTGCGTATTAAGAATGTCAGTTTATCAGAAGGTGAAGGATTGAAAAATCAGTCATTCATTATGTCTGAAATTGATAAGTTTAAAATACCTATGCAAGAAGCCATTTCTGGTTATGGCGAGTTTTTAACAATGGTTAGAGGCGCACATATTACTGGTGATGAAACAAGAAAGTTACATGATGAAATATTAACAATCTCAAAAGTTACCGGATTAGCAACTGGTCAAATGGATGCTGCCGTACGTAATTTGGGTAAATTATTAGAAGAAGGTAAATTAGAAAGTCGTCACTTAAGACCATTATCATATCAGTTATCAGGTTTAATGCCTTATATAGCAAAAGAAATGGGTATGTCTTCTGGTGAGCTTTCGGCTAAAATGAGTAAAAACAAAGGTTTAGCAAGTATGAATGGCGGTCAGGGTGTTGATTCTACAATATTAATGGTCGCTGTTGAAAAGTTTGCCAAAGATTTGGAAAAAGGATTACCTGAGGCATTAAGAACTGTACAATCAGGTGCTAATGACCTTAAAAATGCTTTATCAATGTCCAAAATAGGATTAGTTGAGGCGTTGAATAAATCTGGAGAATTAGCTGCTGTAATGAGTGGTATGGGTGATTGGATAAGAGATGTAGGAACACCATTATTACAAGATATGGGAGTTGCTTTTGGTAACTTATTAGAAGCTTTAAGTGCTTTACCATGGGGTGATGTTTTGAAATATTTATTGGATTTTGGTAGTACATTACTTGATGTAACAGCTTCATTAGTTGATTTTATTGCTAACTTTGATTTCATAGGTTCTACAATTAAAGGAACTGGTGAGTTGATAAGAGATTTAGGTGATGTTGTAAATCTCACAATACGTAAGATTGAGAGTTATATACCTGGTATGGGTGGTTCAGAGAAATTTGACTCATATATGAATGAAAGGGCAACTGCTGCTTCTGAAAATGCTTTTACTGCTGCTTTGAAAAAAGCCGGAAGACCTAACTATGTTGCTCCTTTACCTGATTATAACAGTCAGAAATTGTCAAATACTTTGATGGGTGTAAGTGACGACCCTGGTGTAAATGCTGGATTAGTTAAATTAGTAAGTGATAAACTATTAAAACAAGTCGCTGGTTCTACTTGGGAACAGGTTAAAACAGTCTTATCAAGTCATCCTGAATTAACTAAATCAATGGGTACAGGTTATCATCCTGAATATGATGCTGCTATTAAAAAATCTGCTGAATATTTACAAGTTCTTGTTAAAGAAGATAAAGACCAGTCTAAATCATTACATAAATTAACAGGTGCTGGTTCTCCAGGTTCAACATCACTAACAACTGATGAATCTAAAGTTACAGGTTCGAGACCAATAACTATTAATATTGATATACATTCAATGATTGAGAATATGTTTGCAAATGCAACAATTAATGGTAATAATCCAGAAAAAGATATAGATAAAATAAGAGCAGCTACTTTAATGGCTATGACAGAGGTAATAAATGTTGCACAAGGTTATGCTGATTCGAATATTTCATAAAAATAAATAATAATAATGCCAAATTTTAACTTACAACCTTTTGAACCGTCAGGTGGTGGTATTAACAGTAAATCTACTATTAATACTAATAATACACCCGATAATCAATTTGCACCTGACCAATTTGCAGTTATTACTTCACCATATCAAATACCACTTACAGGTTTATTAAATATTTACAAATTTGGAATAGGTAAAAAAGAAGTGGTTAATGAAAAATTCCCACATACTGAAAATTCATATAGTGACCAACCAAGTGAATCAAATTATAGATATTTACCATCTTATACATATGATGAAAAAACAGATGAAAACTCTGATAGGTCAGATAGATTAAAAGCTTCATATCTAACTAATGATAAAGGTGATAGAAATAAAGTAGCAGAAGCTGTTAAATTTATTGCTGCTGTCAAAGACACCAACTATGATATTAATGGTATTAATGGTATAAGTGGAGACTTTGTGTTTGAGCGTTGTATAATTACTTGTGAGCAAGCTAAAAATATTATAACTACAAGTATTTTAGGCAAAAACGGAACAGTTAAAGAATATATTGGTTTAAATGACTATGAAATATCACTTGATGTTATGATATTTGGTAAAAATGGATTATATCCAAGAGATAAAGTTGATGCATTAAGAAAATACTTAACATATCAATTTGCAATAAATATAGAATGTCCATATCTTAATAAATTAGGTATTAATTACATTGTAATTAGAGACTTTGATGTAAGTATGGAAGAAGGTGGAATAAGCCAACAAAGAGTACATATTAGAGCTTTATCTGATAGTTACTATGAAAGTGATATATTCTCACCTTATCAAAATTAATTTATAATATGGTATTAAATGTTGAAATGTTTATTTATATAATTCCGACAAAAGAGGGCAGTGCATATAAAGGTAATGTTATCTTATTAGATAATATTAAAGAATATCATATAAACTCAAGTTGGGAAGATTTAATGACAACTGGTGAGGTCAAATTATCAAGAAGATTTAAAAATATTAGGATTTATAATGAATTTGGTGATAATGCATTTGACCCAGGTAATTATACGACATTATTTAATGGTAGTCTTTCTCCGATAAATTCTACACAGCAAGATGAAGTACTTCAATCAGGGATTGTTAATAATCCGTATATAAATTATACCAACGATAATGTTTTTGGATTTAAACAAAAATCAGCAAATATTAAAGAAGATGCTATTATAAACAGAGGTGATATTATCTATATAGTGCCTAAATATAGCTATTTTGACGATTCTACTAATACACCTATCACAACACATTACAATGAAAAAAATTCGTCAAAATATGCTCCAGAATCGCAAATATTCGTAGGTTATATAACTGGTATAAAAGCAGAAGCTGATATTACTTTAAAGGTAGCTGATTATATGTATTTCTTTAACCAATTAAGAATACCAAATTATAAATATTTAGCAAGTAAATTCACTTTGAATGATTTAATTGTAGATTTAATTAAAAAGGGTCAAGAGGGTTATGGTATAATCGGTTCTAATCCAGGTAGTTACAAAAATGTTTTGAAGCCTATATGGGGTGAAATAGATGGAGTTTATTATGGGTTTATAACTGATGATACCCCAGATATATTGATTGAAAATTTTAACGGTTCCGAATTAATACAATGGGAAAATTCTGAAACGAAAAGTATTAAAAATGCAACAGTGGGTGATATAACTTGTGAAAATGCTACATTTGGTATGGTTTTAAAAGAGTTAAAGAATAAATATATGATGGTTCCATTCTTTTACCCAGGTTCTAATTATTTAAATATAACACCTTTTAAATATAATGATAATCCGAAGAGTGATGAAAATCCTTATGGTTATACTAAACATACATTCAGCATTCAGAAAAATATAATATTTTCATCTTTAGAATTTAGAAAAATAGATGATGTATTATGCGGTGCATATATTAAATCAGTCTATAAAATTAAAACAACTGAAACAACTGCTGATGGTAAGAATAAATCACATACAAAATCATTACAATATTTTGTAGGACAAGCAGGTGGTGATATCAAAACATTCTTCTATGATAGAAATGATAAAAAAGTTAATTCTGGTGAGGAAGCAATTGCTTCTGGGCTAAAAGAACGAATGATTGCAAGAGGTGAAGAGTTATTAAAACAAACAATTTACGAAGGTTACTATGGTTCATTTACGACTTTTGGGTTTCCATATGTTAAACATGGTGATATCGTATCCGTAATAGATGAAGTTTATCCAGAAAGATGTGGTCAATATAGAGTTAAAAAAGTAAGGTCGTTTGGTGGCGTTAGCACAGGATTGAGACAAGAAATATTCTTAGATATTAAAATAGGTAATGATATACCACCTGCTTTATTAAATCAAGACCAAAGTAACTATATTGGTAATCCATATTTCTTAAACCAAGAACAAAATAAATATGGTTTCGGTGGTGGTCAATCAGGTGGGTCAGGTGCTTCCGGAAGCTTTTAAAATTAATATATAGTATATGAGCGAACATATAGACATAGCAAATAATTTAATCAATTTCATTAAAAAAATGAGTGTATCCACCAATGTTTTTATTGGTGAAGTAATGGCAGTTAATCTTGAAGAAAGAACTTGTAGTATAAAACAAGTTACAGGTGTTGCTAATGATAGTATTGATTACAAATCAGAAGATGAGAAAAATCAGAACAGTGAATATTTTGATTTTGTTAATCAGGCTTTATTACACGAAGACGTTGCTTTAATGTCTGGTGGTTCAGTTGATGATGGTATATTATTTATACCAAAAATAGGAAGTCAAGTTACAGTTTTAACAAATCAGAGACAACAAGCTTTTATTATTCAATATTCCGCACTTGATAATATGACAATAGTTCCATTAGTTGATTATTCAATAACTATTGCTGATTCTATATTAACAATGAATGCAGAAAGTTTAGAAGTAACAATTGCTGATGGCACAACTATGTTAGTAGATGATAAATTCTTTGTTACTACTAAAAATGGTGTAAATATTGAAGCTGATACAGATTTGCTGCTTAAAAATGAAGCTGGGTCAGAAATGACTTTGAGTTCAGATATTTCAATGAAATCAAGTGATGGCTCTGAAGTAACGTTAGATACTGGATTCGATTTAAAGGCAAGTTTAGGTGCTGAGATTTCTGGTGGTGCTAAAGTATCTATAAAAAATAGCGCGGGTAGCTTATTAGCTATATTAAATCAAATAGTGTTATGTTTATCAGATATTGCAACAGGTGTTTGTGCCGCACCAGGTTCTCCAATAGTTGCTCCTACATTAGCGGCTGATATTGCACAACTTACAACAAAGATTACACTTACTATAGAATAAAAATAAATAAATAAAATGGCTTTTAGAGATATTGCATTAACTAATTTAGATGGTGATTTACTAATAAAAAATGGTGATTTATCATTTATAGATTCAGATGCTCAACATATTCATGATATTATCAATGATGCTCCTGGTGAATGGAAGCAATACCCAGTATTAGGTTGTAATATATCTAATTATCAATATTCACCTGTTAGTTCAGCTTCAATTGAGCAAAAAATACAATCACAATTAACTGCTGATGGTTATGTAGCATCACCTGTTGTTAAATATTTACCAGGTCAAGATAAATTAAATATTGTAACTAACGCTTATAGACCTTTATAAGGTTTATCTAAAAGGTAATCATGGCATTTAACAAATTTTTTGATATTAGCATACATTATTGCTAATTGAGCCCCTTCTTTAAGATGTAATCCAATATAATCTTTATCAAAAATTCTGTCATGATTTTGAATTATATCATTAATATCATATAAATCAATTATTCCTTTTTGAATTACTTCTAAAGTTGTAATCCATATATTCATTTCTTCAACTAAATCTGTTAGTTCTTCCATTGATAATGAACTATTTATTTGCATATTTTTAGAATTGTTACATGTGACACATAACATTACTGTATTTTTTCTCTTTTTAGTGCCACATTTTAAGCAATTTTTATATTTAGGTTTTTCCATTAAATAAGGTTTTTATTATATATTATTATTTATGAGCCAGGTGATAAATAAATATATAAATATACAAATAAATTTTTCGAAACATGAATAGCGCATACGATTTATATGGGGTTACCGTATCTTCCTCATTCCAATATTTAGTACAAACAAGACCTAATGGTTACTTTTACGATGGTAGAGGTAATGTGTTAGCAATTGGAGCAGGTGCCCCAACAGCATCTGCTGGTATGACAGGCGCACAAGGTCCAGAAGGACCACAAGGTGTTCAAGGAGTCGAAGGTGCAACTGGTCCTCAAGGAGAAATGGGATTGCAAGGTCCAATAGGTAATACTGGCGCAACTGGGTCACAAGGACCACAAGGTAATCAAGGATTTACGGGTATATCTGGCAACACAGGTGCCCAAGGTAATACTGGTGCTGTAGGAGCGCAGGGTTCTCAAGGAAGAATTGGAGCCACAGGTTCTCAAGGTGTTCAGGGACCACAGGGTAATCAAGGTAACACAGGTGCCACAGGATTACAAGGACCACAGGGTAACCAAGGTGTCATTGGAGTAACTGGTTCTCAAGGTAACACAGGTGCCACAGGATTACAAGGACCGCAGGGTAACCAGGGTGTTCAGGGAACCCAAGGTGTTCAAGGATTTCAAGGAAATATAGGTGCAACTGGGTCACAAGGTAATACAGGTACAGGTGTTCAGGGTCCAATAGGATTACAGGGTCCAGCAGGGTCAGGTGGTTCTGGTGGTGGTTCAACTTTCTCAGCATATGGTACTATTAATAGATTAATAAAATTTACAGGAGCAACTCAAGGTGGAGATTCTAACTTTTATGATGACGGTTCTTATCAATCAGTTGGTGGCGCACCAGTTAGTGGTGTTGGATTTAGAATTGGTTTGGGTTCTGCTGAAGGATTTGAATTTTTACCAGGATTTGCTGGTTATAATTTTGTACAATCTTATAATAGAACAACACTTTCTTATGTGCAATTAAGAACATCGGCTTTATCATATTTATTACAAACAAGTGGAACTGATAGATTAACAATAAGTGCAACTGGTTCTGTGACTATTAGTGATTTAGCTGGCAGTGGTGTTAGAATGGTTGTTGCTGATGCATCAGGTAATCTTAATACACAAACAATACCAACTGGTGGTGGAGGTTCTTCATTAAGTGGTCTTACTGCTGGTTATATTGTCAAAGCAATTAGTGCAACTGCTGTAAGTATATCAAATATTTACGAAACATCTGGTGGTACAGTATCAATAGGTGTAACTAACTCAACTGTTGGGTATAAATTAGATGTTGCTGGTGATATAGCATTTGCACAAACATTAAATGTTAGAACAACAACTGATTTATTATTTAAAATAAATGGCTCAAATGCAGGTAGAATTGGTTCGGGAACAACTTATCAGACTGCTTTAGGTTTGGGTTCTCTAAATAATAATTCTGGAAATGCTAACACAGCAGTTGGATATAATACAATGAATGCTTCAGGTGCTGGTTCCCAAAACGTTGCAGTAGGTGCTTCTGCTTTGATATCATTAACTAATGGTTCTAATAACGTTGCAATGGGTGTGGCTGCTGGTTATACTTTAACAACGCAAGCTCAAAATGTTTTTATAGGGTATTATTCCGGATTACAAAATAGCGGTAGTGATAATACATTCATAGGTGCTGAAACAGGTACTTATATGAATACATCTGCAAGTTATAATACTTTATTAGGTTATCAAGCAGGTGGTGATTCAGGTAACTATTTGTCATCAGGTAACTATTGTTTAGCATTAGGTTATAAAGCACAATTACCTAACAATACTTCTGACGGACAATTATCTATTATGAACACAATATTTGGTGTTGGTATGACAGCTGGTGGTAATTGGACCACACCTGGTGGTAGAATTGGTATATTAACCAAATCACCAACCGTTGGTTATGCATTAGATGTTGCGGGTGATATTGCATTTGCTGGTAAGTTTTTTGTTAGAACAACTACTAATTTTGAATTAAATATTAATGGTACAAGAGCTGGGTATATGAATTTAGGTGCATTGAATACATATTATGGATATGGTTCAGGTAATGCGGGTACTTATAATACTGCAATTGGTCATAATGCTATGTCCAACACATCAGGTGTTGGTTCAGCAGCAGTTGCAGTAGGTTATGCAGCCTTATCTTCATTAACAAGTGGTGATTATAATGTCGCATTTGGTTATCAAGCAGGATTAGCAATCACTACGGGTTCTTATAATGTTGCATTTGGTTCAAGAACATTATTAGCTAATACTTCTGGCACAAACAATATAGCAATTGGTGGCAATTCATTGCTATCAAATACAACAGGTACCTCGAATATAGCAATTGGAACTGGAGCAGTTCAAACAGCAAACGCAAATGGTAATGTAGGTATAGGTTCTAATTCATTGAATGTTGCAGCTGGTTCGTTTAACGTTGCATTAGGTCATCAAGCTGCACAGTCATTAACAGGTGGTGCAAATATAGCAATTGGTGCTAATCAAGAACTTGCATCAAATAGTGGTTCCAATCAGATGAACATTGGTGGTGCAATATTCGGTATTAGTATGAATGGGTCTGTTTCTTCTCCAGCAGGGCAAATTGGTATATTAACCAATGCTCCTACTGCTGGATTTGCTTTAGATGTTAATGGTAAAACTAAAACAGTTATGATTAATTCCGGCTCTGGTAATACTTTCAACGGTTCGAATAACCATATTGTGGGCGAAGCTTTAACTATTACTTCCGGTGCATCTTATGTATCTATGTTAGGTGGTTATTCAAACACAATGACTTCAACAGGTTATATATCTGGTATAGTTGGTGGTTCTGGCAATAGTAACGGTGGTACAAATTGTTGGATATTTGGTAATGGTGGTAACATACAAGGCGGCACCAATAACCACATATTTGGTGGTGGTGCTCATCTTATATTTGGAACAACAGCTTCGGGTAATAATATATTAGGTGGGTATAATAATGCTATTGATAGTGGTAAAAACTCTAATAATTTAATAGGTACTTACATATACGCGCAGAAAAATGGTTGTGTTATGTTAAAAGATAATCTATCAGCAGGATATTTTTATGCAGATAGAGATAATCAATTTGCAGCGGCATTTGGTGGTGGATATAGATTCAATTTAGCTTATAATGTTAAAGCATTAGAAATAAAAACTAATGGTATAATAAATTATATCACACCTGTATATGCTGATAATACAGCCGCTCTTGCTGCTGGTTTAACGGCAGGTGACCAATATAAAACATCAACAGGTATAAGAATGGAAACATATTAATAACTTCCTCCTTTTTGACCAGTATAATAATATCATCTGATATAAACTGGTTAAAAAGGAGAAAACAGGTGATATAATAGTTAATATATAACTATAAATAAATTTAAAACATGCAAAATATGAATTTAAAATTCACAGTTCAAACAATAAGTGAAAATGGATTTCAGTTTAAACCAACAGATTTAAGAATGGAAATCGTAAATGTTCCCAATGACGAAGAAAACGTAAGAGTTAGTACAACACTTACGCAAAATTTAGAAAATGGTTCAATAATAGAATCTCGAAATCGAGTTTTACCTAAATCTCTATTAGTTAATGTGTTTAATGGTTTCGACCCAAATACGATGTTACCTACTGTTGATTTAACAGAACTTAATAGTATATTAGTTGATTTTGGTATTGAAATTATCTAAAGATATAATAGTACTATAGTGTAGCGAAAACACGGAATCTTTTGGCGGTTCAATCTCTGGTTTGAATCCAGGTAGTACTTCTTTTAAAATACTCACATAGTGAGATTAACAAAGTTAATATATATTATATGACTTACAAAACTTCTGACAATCAAACAATATTTGACCTTTGTATTATTATATATGGGACTTTAGATTATTTAGTGAAACTTATGGTTGATAATAATTTAAATTTTCAAGATAAAATACCAACAGGCACTTTATTAGTATATGATGCTAAATTTACACCTAACACATATAGAATAACAACAAATAATTATCTTTATAAATAAAAGGTAAAAGTTATTAATTTATAAATAGTAATATGAGAAATCTTATATTACTATTTTTTTGTTTATTATTATCCAGTTGTAAATCTGTGAAAAAGAATTTTGTTAAAACCGATTCCACATCCTATACCACTACAAGAATAACGGAAAAAATAATTAAACCAATAGAATATAAACCTCTTGATTTTTCCGGATATTTCAAAAAAGATACAATTTCATTAATCGAAACGGAAGATTATAGTTTAATTATAAATGATAAAGATAAAAGTATTAAAATAACTGGTAAAAAGAAAATAATTGATGTACCAATTGAAAAGGTTACAGAAATTAATCAAAAAGTAAATGTTCAGACAAAATCTAAACAAGTTGAAAAAACTCCAATGTTTAATTGGTCAAAAATAATAATTGTTATTATTGTGATAATTGGATTAATATGCTTATTTATCTATATAAAAAATAAATTTAAGAAATGATTGAAGAAGTAAAAAGATTGATAAATACCTACCCTACATTGCTAAATAAGTATGGTATAAACACCAAGTTAAGACAAGCTCATTTTTTCGGTCAATTAGCACACGAAAGTAATTTGAAACCAATTTCAGAAAATTTAAACTATTCATCTGATAGATTGCTTGTAATATTTAAAAAATATTTCACTCAAACAGAAGCTATTAATTTTCACAGACAACCTGAGAAAATAGCCAATAGAGTTTATGCTAACAGAATGGGTAATGGTGATGAAAAATCAGGAGATGGTTGGAAATATAGAGGAAAGGGATTTATACAATTAACAGGGAAAGATAATTATATAAAATTAACAAAAACGACAGGAATTGATTTTGTTAATAATCCAGATATATTATTAGAAGAAGTTAATGCACTTATTGCAGCTTGTGAGTATTGGAAATGGATAAATGCAAATAGTTTCGCAGATATAGATGATGTTAAATCAATAACGAAATTAATCAATGGTGGTTATAATGGATTGGAAGATAGAGTCGAAAAGGTGAAAAGTGTGGAAAAGGGATTATAAGTATAGAAATATATAATGAGATAAAAATAAATTTAATGATGACTGAAAATAGCTCACCTATACTACTTGCCAGTTCAATGGCTTTAACATCTATATATGGACTAACAAGAGAAGAATTTGTCGGACTATTGACAATAATTGTTTTAATTTTAACAGCTATTAATCAAGTCTTTGCAATCTATAAAACTAAAAAAGAATTGAAAAAATTAAAAGATAGTAAATAATGTTTCTTCCAAAAACAAAACTGTTTTATCCAGCCAATATCTTTGGCTGGTTTTTTATTTTATGACATGATAAACTTTCTTTGCGTTTTGATAAGCTTGTTGAGCTTCTTCTTCGGTATTGAATAATCCTAAATATTTATCTTTACCATTTAATACTATTTGTCCTCGGTATTTATTTTTTCGTTTATCAAAATAATATCCTTTTGCACTTGTATTAAATAAATTTTCTTGATGTGTTATAATTCTTAAATTAGAAATACTATTATCTAACAAATTTTGATTAACATGGTCTATTACAAAACCTTCTTTTGGTAAATCATTACCACACCATATCCAAACAAACTGATGTGCTTTGAAAAAATGTGCTTTTTTATTTATTATAATACTGCAAATAATTCTACCTTCTGAATTTTTAGCTTTAATTAAATTACCTTTATGTGAGAAAACTTCACCAGTATTTGTATTACAAGTCCAACCTTTTTGTATGGAATATTTAATTATTTCTTGTTTAGTCATTAAAATTATAATGACGTATTTTTTAAAGTTTAAACTTTTGAAAAAATAAAGATATAATCTATATCGGAAAGGTGAAGATTTTTATATTTTAATGCTTAATTTATAGTTCTTTGTTCTGAAAATAACCATTGATTTAACAGTCAATGGTTATTTTTTGTCCCTAAAGTGTAAATATTGCCAAAAAATAATTAATGAACCAACTACTGCAAATATCGCATAAGAATTATCATTGTTTATTACTCTTTCTCCAATAAGTGCAAAACAAGTAAATAAAGCTATTTCTGCATATGTTTTACTTTGTTTAACTATCGAAATAATTAATAGTATTAGAACTATTAATGTAAGTGTTACATGTATCATATTTATTTTAATTTTTAAATAATTTATAAGCTGCCATACACAAACCTATGGGCCATATTAATAGTGTTACTATTACAACTGCAAACCAAGATGGACCTTTTGACCTTGTTTCGTCTGGTACAACAACATAATGATATTCACCATCTATCTTAAAAAATTCTATTTTAGACTTTTCCATAATTTACTTTTTTTATTTTGTATATATTAAAATCATATTTATTTCTTATAAACTCATTGAAATAATAATCTGGTCTTAATGTTTTAAGAAAAGGCTTAATGTGTGTTCCAGCATTATTATATAAATATGAAGCACCTGATTTAAACTCTAAAACTAAATCCTTTTTTAATTTCTTAACTCTGACTATATTCTTACTTTTTATTAAATGATACATTGTTTGTTTTATTTAATGTAAAGATACATAAAAGAATTGCTATTTCCAATATTTATTTGTTAAATTTAGCGCAATTGAAAAATTATATATAATTTATGTAAAAATAATATAAATATATGGAACTGAAAGAAATAATCGAAACTGTAAATAAAGATATGCATACTGTACCACCTTTTATAACCGGTATTGATGATAAAGAAATATTTGATAATATAGTTAATATATTAGGTATTGTGAAGAAATTAATGGTTAATAAATTTGTAACAGCAGAAGAAATAGAACATAGAGTAACTCAAACTGATTATTACCTTTATAAATTAAATGATTATCCTGAAAAATCAACCAGATTAGCAGCTTATTTATATATTGATAGTCTAATAAGTAATTATATTACAACAACTTTAAATGAAGAAATATTTGAAGCTTGTTCTAACCTAACTAAGTATAAAAATATGTTATAAAAAACCCACCAAATTGGTGGGTTTTTTATAACGATGCTTCTTCTATTTCTTTTATATTTTCTTCTAATGCTTTGTCTATATAATCTTGAGTAGCCCAATCATTTTCAAAAGCTTCTTGTATATCTAATATATCTACTTGTGATGGTTCAGAACCTTTAAATTTTTCGATTCGTTCAGAGTTATACCACAATGGTATAACTATTCTACCTGTTTTCGTAATAGCAAATATGAGTTCTTCTAATTGCTTATCTGTTAATTTTTCAATGTATTGTGTCATTTTGTATTTCTTTTTACTATATAAAGATATGAATAATTATTCAATTTACAAAAAAAAACTTGTAAATTACACAAGTTTTTTAATTTTTAATCATACAATTTTTCAATAGCGGAATAATCTTCATTATAAAATATTCTATTTTTGTTGCATAAATATTTATGGACTTTTTTAAGAGTATCTATTTTATCATAAGCTTTAATCATTTCATCTATATCTACCATTTCGGCAATATTATTATATAGGCTATGAATTTCATCTATAACTTTATTAATATTTTTGGATTTCTCGTTGTAAAGATTATCAATATATTTAAATAAATATAATATTTCATGAGAATTTAAAAGTGGTACATAGGTAATATCTTCAATTTTCTTTGGTGGTAAAAAGATATATGATGTTTTAATTTCTCTTTTGAAAAGCTTTCCGATTACACAATATTTAAATTCTATATCAACATCATCTATTTTATCATTTTCGATTTCAATATTATTTTTCGATACAACTACACAATGTTTGATATTATTTTTGCTAAACATTTCTTGTCTTACTAAAACATATCTTTCCCCATACTTCATAATCTGATAATATTTTAATATCTCATTAAACATTTTTTCATATCTCTCAATATCAATATTAAGTTTCATTCTATTTTTTAATTCTGCTTTCGCCTGTTCTGTTGTTTTCTTTGCCATATTATTTATAATATTTATTTTCTATTTCTTTTTCATTCTTTCTAATCATTTGTATTAATTCTATATATTCTTTCATCCCTAAAGTAAAGGCTATAATGTCATGTATTAGGTTACTTACACCATAACAAAATACAAACATCAATGCCCAGAAATCTAAACCTATGTGAATATTCATATCTAATGTTGTTAATTTGAGTATTAGCAATAATAGCATTGCGAAAATTGTTTTCATAATTTTTATTTATTTTTTTATTTCCTTGAATGTTTTTATAAATTCTTCTATTTCCATCAGAATTTCCGAATCTTTGTAATAGATATATCCATCTATTTCTAATGTTTCGAACTCATAAATTTCACTTATTTCATAAGTGTGAAAAGCTCGTATGCATACTGCTTGTAATTTTTCCATTTTATTTATTTATTTTTATAATTTATTCACTCTGTGAATCTTTATCAGAATGATAAAGTATATATTAAAAGAGATTACTCTCCTTTTAATATTTCTTCAATTTTATTTTCACGGTATTTGTAAAATTCGATAAAGTATGTGTATAAAACACATTCGCTTACCGTGATACTTTTAGAACTATCTAATTCTTGGACAATGAACAAATTTTCGGATTTCTCGTCTTTATAAACATTAACTATTTCACCTTTGAATGAATGTGGTAAAAGTGATTTTAGGCATATAAATTTAGTTTTGTGCATTTCTTTTCTCTTTTAATTTTTCTTTGTTTCTATGATACCAATCCAAAGCTGATTTTCTCTTTTTTTCAAGATTTTTAGCTGCCCATTTATATTTAATTTCATTAGCTCTTTGCCGATTTTCCTCAGACCACTTTTGCTTATACTCGATTATTTCCTTTTTATTTTTCACATAATAATCCTTGTAATATTCACTTCTGAGTTTTTTCTTTTCCTTCTTAGTAATAGTTTTCTGACAAAAGTTTTTTATAATTTCTTCTTTATCTAAATTGTCTCTTTTGATTATAAACTCAAAAACTAATCTATCTGTTGTGTCAAGGTCCAAAACTGTACCAACTTTATAATCTTTAAAGGGTTTTAAAAATGTTATGAGCATAATATTTCTTTTATTCGTTTTTCTCTTTGGTTGGTTTTATAAAATACCAATTTATCTTCTTCTAATATTTCACTAAATATTTCTTCTATAAGAGAAATTTTAAATGATAAAGGTATTTCATAAATTTGATGAGTATCATTAAAAGCATTTAATTGTGTTTTATTTAAATCCTGATGATAATTTTCAATAGTTAATTCCACTAAATTTTCACATATATGATGTTTTCTATATAATGCAAATGAAAGTTTAAATTCAAATCCAAATTTATTAATTAATAAATCTTTAACTTGGTAAATAAAAATAGCATATCTGCTTTTAGCAAATTTGCAGATTTTTCTGATTTTTGATACCTTTTTATGTTTTCGTTTCATTTCACCTTCATTAATTTTTTCAAACTACTCAATCGAATATCATCAATATCAGCTTCTATTAATGATATTTGTTTTTTTATAAAATTAATACTTTCGTATCTATATACTATGTTTTCGTTTAATTGTAATCCTTCATTAATAATGCCATTAATTTTAAATTCTTCACGTTCTTTCATTTCTTGGAGAAATAGTAACTGTTCTTTTAATATATTTAATTTAGTTTTCATTATAAATTTGATTGTTTTTTATATTCGGATATAACTTCTTCATCCGATAATTTTCTATTACTATCTAATCTGAAGATAGTCTCATTTTTGAAAATGATGAAATAGGCGCGCTCTTCTTTATTGCGAAGAATTTCTTTGATTTCTTGTTCTTTTTGTTTCATATAGTATATATACTTAAAAATAAGTGTGTTTGAAAAAGGGTGGATTTTTTACACAGAATCAAAAAACCCTTATATATTTGAGTAGAATCACCAACATCAGAAATATATAAGGGTTTAAATTATGAAAAAAGTAGAGAACTTTATAATTTTTTGACAAAAGACTTTTTTATTCTCTACTTTTTATATCTGTATATATTAAAATTGTTTAGTCTTTCTTGATTCTTATTATTTTATTATTTTATAAAAATTTTAGTTGTTTTTTTATTAATTTCTTATTATATTATGAAAAAATAAATATAAATTATGTTAAGTAATCAAAGTGAATTCAATAACTTAGGCGGTGGCGGATTTGGCCCAGGCTTCGGTGGTGGTAATGGAATAGGTGGATTTGGACTATTTGGTCTTGTCGGTCTATTAAATGGTAGAAATGGTGGTCTTTTCGGAGGCAACGATGGTACAAATGGTAATACTGATGTATTAGGTATTTTATCAGCTATCTCAAATGCAAAAGATACAACTGTTGCAGAAGGTAGAAATTTAGCTGATGCAATATGTGATTCAGAAAAGACAAATATGCAACAATTTTATGCGGCAGCTATTCAAGCAGCAAATAATACACAAGCTATTAAAGACCAAGCAACTGCATTTGCAATCGTAAATGACAAAAGGTTTGATGATTTAAGTGCTGCTGGTGTTGCACAAACTGCTGCTATTATAGCAAAAATAAACCAAACAGAGGTTGATTCATTACGTGACCAATTGCACTCTGCAAGACGTATGTCGGATTCTAAAGACATTGAAATAAGTATTCAAAATACTAATAATAATCTACAGGCTCAGTTACAGGCTCAAAGCCAAGCTCAAGTTAATAGAGAATATGAAGCTCAACGCAGA